ATCCGCTGAAGTAATATTAAGTTGTCAAACAAGCTATGTCAATTACCTTTCAGGATTATTACTTCCCTGCAGGTCATTAATGGCCTCCGCAACACCTATTTTTGTAGTCTGTATTTGACGTTCCTCTTCCTCCTGTCCCACGTACCCGGCATCCTTTAACGCCTCAAGCATAGCAACTTTCATCTGCATGATTTGCTCCTCATTAAGAGGTGCGGTTTGTGTACCGGTATTTAGTGCATCCATAAACTCCTGTGTAGCGCCAAACTGGTATGTGTCTAATAGCTGCTTAGTAAGTACCGCCAGGGAATCCCTGGAAACAAGTCCACCCTCTATTAAGGGTACAAAATACTGCACGATCTGCTGCATGGTTTCTCTTTTACCCTCCATAGTGTATCCAAGACCTGACTCTATATTTATATCTACCTGATAATCTTTCTTAAGAGGCACTATGTTCTGCGGTACATCGATGCCTGCCTCTCTTCTAAGCTCAATACCACGCTGCCCGATAATATCAAACCATGTAGGCTCCCCGGCATCTAGTAAATATACAGACTGTGGGGATACAAAGTGCTTATCGGCAATATCTAACATCTTCTCGCTTATAGTTCTAACCGTTTCCTTAAACTGATCTGAGGCTATCTTTAGGTTTGCATACTCCGTAGCCTTTATAGACTCTATAGCCACACCGCTTTTTACACCGCTTGGTAGCGTATTAAATGAAGATGCAGCTGCACCGTTCTCATCTATATTCTTTTCTAAAAAGGATATTAAGCTAAATATCCCGGATGGTACGTTTGTCATATTACCCTGTACCGGAGGCGTACCACTATACTCTAGTACCTGCCCACCGCCTATATTGGTAATCTCTAAGCTCTCACCCTTCCTCTTTATCCAATGACCTGAGACCATAGTATTTGCCCACTTCTCAAGTCGGTCTACTAAAATATCAAGTGATTTGTTTGCAGGTATAAAGTTTTCCATTATCGGCTTTTGATATATAGGGCCGGGCTCAAATCTAAAGTCTGCAAAGGGATAGTCGGGTAGATCTACATAGGTATCTCTTAGCCATATACCGCCTGCGCTAAATGCCTGCCTCATTACCATATCTCCCTTGCTCTTGCCGGTCATAATATCTGTATCATCGGTCTTGCTAACTATTGTCTGCCAGTTATCGTCATTTAGATATTCTTTAATAAAGGTTTCCTTTTGTATTAGGGTAGCTGCAGCATCTGCCTCCATACCACTACCAAACCTTGACTGCATATAGGCCTGCTTTATCTCTGACGAGGCATACTTGTTATCAGGTGTTATCTTACTAAGCTGCTCCTCATCAAAGTATTCATTGGCCTTAATAGTGCTTATAAGCTGCGGTACTGCCTTTGTTATTGACGGTGAGTCATAGATGGATGTTAGGTTTCCCATTAGGTAAATATCAAAGGCATCAAATACCTGTGTCTTTATAGCCTCCTCTACTGCATCGGGCCATACCTCAATAAAGGACACACCATGCTTTGCAGCAAGTATTACCATATGAATAAGTTTTTCCTTAAGATGTTGCTTTTTCCACTCCTCCTCAAGCCACACACCTGTTTTTCTAGCCACCATCTTGGATGACTCAAGTGCAGCCTGATAATACTGTGGGTTAGGATAGTTAGATGTAGATACCTTTTCCGGGTAAATAGTAGGGGTTGGCTCAAGACCTACTAAAAGATTTGCTATACCTCTTATCTGTCTACTAGCCTTTGGTATAGCACGTTGGGGTAGATTCGTAGAGCCACGATCCCCGATATCTACAACCTTACCGGTAGTTTTTGAAACATATCTAAAGTGGTATCCGTCATCAAAGTAGTTATTGTCATACCACTTACGCTCAAAGCTCTTCCTCTGGTTTTCATAGTAGGAAACGGTCTTATCAACCTCCTGCGCTATAGCGCTTGTTGGTATGTATGAGTTTCTGTTTCTTATAAAAGGGTTTTCCATTACTTTGCCTGCTTACCAATCATCTCATCAAAATCCTCATCCGACATACTCTCTGCTAAAACTACATCGGGATCCTCTTCCTCCCCGGGCTCGCCGGATAGTTTCTCTATAACCTTAGACTCTGCTAGGTCTGTTGCACTCTTTGCAATTAACGCCTTACTAAACTCACCATATTGTTTATGAACACTTATTGTGTACAGTACACGCTCTATTATTAAGGCTACAATGATACCGGATAGTATTAGCTCTGTAATCATATATTATCTTTCTCTTTCCAATAATCCTCAAAGGGGTTAGGAAATCTAAACTCTGTTATGTAATAAAATCTAGTATCGGGGTTTCTAAAGAACGTATAATCCTTATCTATAACGTGTATAACAATAGGTGTATCGTGATGCTCCGTCTCTATCTTATCCCCAATATCCCCGGTAAGTCTTAAAAAGGTCTTAAGGAAAGATCCGGTAGACTCGGTTATATATCTTCTTAAAATTACAACCTCAACCTTATCCCCTACAAGTGTTGGGGTATCCTCCTTTAGCATCTGTCTAGCTAGGTCACCTATAACAATAAAGGGTATGGAGCATCTTTCCAGGGTATCCTGAATGTAAAATAGTGCATCGTGTAGGTCTGTATGGGTAAGTGAGGTTATTGCCTCTTTTTTATCAATCTTAGGCAAGGTTTCCTTGCTAGGTACAAATACAATTTCCTTTAGCTGTTCTTGAGTATAGGCCTTATTAGACTGCGATGAGGTCTGAGTCATCATATGATCCTCCATAGGTATTACTAATTCTACGTCTTAACTCCTCTCTTATCAATGGCGTTTCCTCAGGCCTATCTTCCTTGATTATAGGAGTTAGTCCCCATACCGCTAAAGCGTGTGCCATGACAATATCATCATGGTATCCCTCTCTAGCGTTATAAATTATTCTACCACTACTGGTTATATCATAGCTATAGTTATCAAACTCTAAAAGCGTTTCCTCCATATTGATAAACGCCATCTTCTTTTGCTCTATCCAAATAGACAGCTTTTCCACCGCCTCTTTCTTACTCTCATTAGTAAACTTAAACGGCTCTACTGCAACATTCTCTCTTAGCAGGTCATCAGCAATAGGATCTCCAACTCCGGTAGCATCTAAAATAGTCAGGGCATTATTGTATAAACGTGCCATCTCGGTAATACGTTTCTTTTGAAAGGGCCACTCTAGCGTTTGGAATCTATCCTGATAGACCTGATGATTATCCGCCCTATCGTATATTGCCATTACTGTATAGTCCTGCACCTTAGCAAGGTCTACACCCATGACGTATAGGTGACCTTTCTGTGGCGGTTTTGGTATAGCGCCTGCAGCCTGTCTTACGTTTCTAAATACGGAGCCTTGGCCCTCAATAAAGTCGCACTCCCACTCTTGATTAAAGAGGGCAATGCTCATAGTGAGCTTTGACTCCTCAAGCTGCTGTGGGGTAATAATGCCCGACTCAGAGGCCCTTAATAGATATGACTTCCACTCATGTGCAAACCTTGGATCCTGACCTCTGTTATACAGGTCATATAGTTTACCCTTACCCTTTGGAGTACCTACAAACCATGCCCACCCGTTATTTTGTCTGATAATAGGCTCAAGCGTATCCCATACCTCTTTTTTCATAAAGTCATACTCATCAAGGACAATGCCCATAGGCCCGGCACCTCTTAATCTATCCGGGTTATCTGCGCCAATAAGCTGCAGGTATGATCCATTCTTGAAATACACGATAAGCTCGGACTCGTTAGTCTTCTCAACGGAACGTCTATCAATAACGGAAAAGAGCATATTAGGATCACGCCATACAGCGTCCTTTGCCTCTCTATATGTAGGGAATAGGTGCCAATAAGGGCCGACTCTAAGATGCGCTTGCTTATATAGCTCAGCTATTGCGGTTGTTGTTTTCCTCGCCCTGCGGTGCCAGATCAGCGTCTTGAATCTCTGGGGATCCTGAAACAACACTTGTATCTGCCACTGGTGCATCCCGGTTGGATCTGGGATCTGTACTACTTGGGACATATGCGATTCCTGCTAGCACCTGAAATTGTAACGGTGCGCCATCCTTTCCTGTTAGCTCTAATTTATCTGATAACTTACCCTTTAGTTTTAATGAGGTTTCAATGTACTTATGCCTAGTTCTATAGTCCGGCACAGCTTTAACACCGTCTTTTGTGGTAATAGGTTGAGTGGCTGCTCTACCCTCTTTAATGCCTACTAACAGGTTTTCATCAGTTAATCCTATCGCATCCATCAGCTCGTCGAAACCAAGTTTGCCCAAGTTTTCATGTCCTATGTTTTCAGCAACGTGTCTATCCTTACAGTCATATGCCTGCATAGCTGCCTCGGTAGCATTTAGGGTTTCCTGATACACCTTCATCCACTTACGCTGTTTAGCTGTTAGTTTCTGCTCTTTTAATGGGATAGCCTTTGGTAAGCTCACGCCTTATTTTCTTTTTTAACTTTCTACGGACATCTACAAACTCTGTAATGTTCCCGAAAGCATTATAGGTTCTCCAAGTATCTACCGCCCAATCGGGTACATTGGATAAGTAGATTGTCCATTCCCTGGCATAACCTTTCCTTTTAGCTTTACTACCATTTAACACCACTTCTCTGACTTTTTCAAATACACCGCCATACAACATATAAAAAGATGCCTCGTAGGTGTTTTTAGTCTTAACATTCATTTATCCCTCTTAAACGACATAACCAAAATAAACAATATTATGACTGCGTATCCTGCTATAGCAAAGCCCT